GATTTATTTTTTATAAGGGGATAAGAATGGTTGATTTAGTGAATAGACCACCGCATTACTTAGTGGGCGGTATAGAGGCAATAGATGTGATTAAAAGTCGTTTGACTAAAGAAGAATATATTGGTTATCTTAAAGGTTGTAAGTTAAAGTATGACTTACGTTATCCATTTAAAGATAATCCACAACAAGATTTAGAAAAGTCTGATTGGTATAAGAACAAACTATTAGATGCTACTAAAGATGATGGAGTTGAAATTCCACCGGAATTAGAAGCTCAATTACAAAGGTTTGATGATGAGTAAAATCTATTTGGTATTTGGTCTTGTGATGGTTGCATTAGCTATCTTTTGGACTGAAGAAACATTTAGCCAAACTACTACTATACTAGCACCTGATGGGTCTGTAACCGTCTGTCAGATTTATAATGGTACTATCATTTGTGTCTAATGCTATGCGTAATGCGTATGCTAGTCATACAGACTTTGGATTTTTAAGAGGCGTAATACTAGAGAATCCAAAAGCTATGCCATCTAATATTGACATGGTTTTTGAAAGACGAGGAAACTTTCTTATTGGAGAGTGGAAGCGTGAGGATGAGGATATATCTCTAGGTCAAAAGATACTGTTAAAAGCATTAGCAGACCAAGATAAGTTTACTGTGTTAGTTATAAATGGATATAGTGATGATACTGGAACTGAAGTAAATAACTTTTATAAGGTTACCCAAGACAAACTTTCTATTCTTGGTAATGGTGTAGAAGGATTAAAAGACTATATAGATGCTTGGTATCAGTCATCCATTGGTGTTAGTTCACCATAGATAGCTAGTTCTTCACCACTAATTTCTATCATGCTATCGTCATCTAATGTGATGACTATAGTGCTATCGCCATGTAATGCTTCACAAGATACAATCACTCTGCCTAGCATGTGATTACAGATAATTTCTACTTCTGACCGTTGCATAATTGTCCTAAGAAACATGACCATTCCAACGCCCATTCTCTTTTAATACCATAGGCATTAGCTTTGGTTGACCGTTAATAATAACTCCACAACCTACAATGAAACGACTCTTAAAGTTTTTAGCATAGTCAAATGCCATAGACTTTTGATGTATTAAACATCCTACTTGCATACCCCAAATAAGAGCATCTGGGTTACTGTAATATCCAATACTAAATTTAGTGTGATAGTGACCCTGCACCGTACTCATTCCATACTGCTGGGCTACCTTTAAAACGTCAGCAGACATACCATGAGTAAAGAAACACCTAGAGTTATCGCTTAGGGTTATGGTGTGGTCATCTACCCATTCCCAGCCCTTTCCAACGCCTAAGAACTCATTGTAATGCTTTAGATAGGCTTTAGGCATACCATACTTTAATGCTCTACGATAAACTAAAGAGCTATGGTTAGAGTGAACTAAAACCATCTTAGGAAATATCTTTTCTAATTCTTTAACATGCTTCTTAGACTCTTCTAATTCATGTCCAGCAGAGTATAAGTCTGGGTTATGTTCGTGCATAGAGATAGCGTGTTGGTCTAACTCATCACCTATGTTGACTATATGGTCAAACTTGTATTTAGTCTTTAATGCTTTTAGAAACGCAAATGCGTCAGGATGATGATATGGAATATGTAGGTCAGATATGACTAGAACTGATTTATATTTCAAACTACTCTCCTAGGGTTAAGATGCTTTATTATAACCCTAAAAACAATTTGCGTTCATCTAATCTTCTGTTTTGTAAACCTTTTAATATCTTGCCACCAGCTTTACAATATTTAACTAACGACTCCATAGCCGCTTCTTTATCGCCACGTAACAACGCTTGACGGATGGTTGAACGCTGAAAGCATCCAAGACCCAGATTAAAGCAAAAGCTGACAAGAGCGTCAAACTCATGTTGTCGTAAAAACACGTTAGGTAACATCTTATGTACTCCCAACTCAAAACGGTTGAGGTCGTGTTTAAGAATTCCATCTATTTCCTCGTTAGTAAATGTTTTATTCCATGACGCTGGTAACGTTTTACCATCACCGATAAGATGACCAACACCCACAGTCCACAAACCAGCAGGACATTTGTAAGGTTTATTTTTAACACCTTCGTGATGACGTAGTAACTTGATAAGTTTATCAGATACTTTCACGTTTCTTTTCCCATGTACGAGAGCCGAAATAAAAACCAATAATAGATGCAGTAATAGCCATTTCTTCAGAACCAAATACTTCTTGAGATGCTACAACAAAGTCTACACCAGACCACATAGCCCATGCTAATGAAATAAGGTTGATAAGCACTAACTCACCTACAAAAATAAATGCTACTACAGGTCTTACCATAGCGTTCCAGTTTTTAACTGTAGGGCTTGCATTTTCTACTAACTTCTTATCATGGTCGTATAATGCTTCACGTTCTTGTGCGTATGTTTGAACTTCTATTTGGTCTAGCTTAATAGCTTCTATCTTTTCTTGTGATATAAAGCCTGCTTTAGCTAATTCTAATTCACGTTCTGTTTGTAGTTTAGCCATTTCTCTTTCATGCTTTTGGTCACCCTTTTGCTGAAAGAAACCTAAAACACTAGGTAAGCCTGAAGTAGCGAAACCTAATATACCTGATAAAATACTTAACATCTATAACTCCTTTGGGTCAAAGCCATACATTTTGGCTACACGTTTTTGTAATTTAAGAAACAAGCCTTTATGACTTGTGTACTGCTCTGTTTTTGGTGAAACTGTATATACACACATATGCAAGATTTCATGGCAGAGTGTAATTAAAACAGGATATAAGTGTGAATGTCTAGCTACACTTATAGTAATGACATGCGGCTCACCTTGTTCTGGTGGCTGATATTCACCACAAATACTATCATCATCTACAATAACAAAGTCTACTTTACTTGCCGGTGGTAATTTGTATTCATCAAATATAGGCATCTCTATAATTGCACTATAGAGGTTAGCTATGTTATTTTCTGTAATGAATGTCATTTTGATAATGGGTTCATTGTGCTACGTTTAACAGTATTTAGTTTATCATCCATTGCATTTACGGTTGCTTCTAATTCTTTACGTAGTCCTGATACCATAGCAGAAGTCTCACGTGAGTTAGCAATAGCGTCTGAAGACTTTTCACTAGCTTTCATAATAGACTCTGATAATTGGTATTGTCTTTCGTTAATTGCTTTAACTTGTATTTCTAAACCATTTAATTTAGACTCTATGGGAGCTAAATCTAAACTGTCAACAGCCTCAATTGCCGAAACCATCTTGTTGTAAAAAGTTATGCCTGCGTATGCCGAGCCAGCCACTATTGGCAATGCTATTAAAATCAACTTCAGAAGTGCCGAGCTGGATAAGCTCAAGTTGAAGGTTTTGATTTTTTCCGAACTCATTGTTTATCTCCGTATCAAATTTGAAAGCATCTGTTATTTCTATTTGGTGTATAATTGGTCTGTTAAGTATTTCTAAAGAAAGGACTATCCCAAAGCCATGTACAAGCTCTTTACCCTTTGGTACGTCAAGTTTAGGACTATCCTTGCTCTCACTCTTTTGTTCAGCCTTTGGTGGGTCTTTTGGGCTGTCTTCTTTTGCTTTTGGCTCGCTTTTAGTTTCTTGTTTTGGTTGTTCAACCTTAACAGGAGCTGACTCTACCCTAGGTGGTTCAGGTGCAGCTAATGGGTTTACCTCTGGAGCAACAGCAGGTGGTGGTGCAGGAGGTGGATTATTTACAGGGTTAAGGGGTGAGCTAGGGCTAACTGGAGAACTCACGTTGGTGACGTTTGTAGCACTCTTAACACATGTATTATTTGTTTCTACCCATGCTCCCCATACATCATTACCATAAGGGTCAGGACAAGATGAATTTCTAGTTTCTGTAACTGAACCTACATAGTCTGCTTGACAGGCTAGTTGTCTAGTTTCAGTACTTGCTTGACACGTTGGAGGGTCTTGCGTGCAATTGTTAGAAGTTTCTGTCCAAGGTGACCAAGAGCTTGAAGAACAACTATAAGTCCTGCTTTGATTAACAGCACCGCTATAATGAGGTAACGTACAAGCTGTGGTTTGATTTTCAACCAAGTCTGAACAAGTAGGTGCTTGATACGCACCGCAAATTGGGTCACTTGGGTTATAAGATACGCACCAATAGTCTTTAAGTGCAATTTGTGGGTCAATGCCATTACATACGAGAGAACCTGGAAGCATATAGCCTTCAGGCGTTGGAGTATAGTTGCAATACCAAGCATAAGCATTATTTCCTTGTAGGGATAGAAGTAGTAATAGGCTCGTCAAGAACAAGCGGTATCGTGTATGTATCGCCATATAGTTTCTTAAATATAGAAGGGTTACGTTCATACCAACCACGTTTAGCAGCATCACCAATAGAACCGTTTATAGGGCATGGTGAACCTGACTGTATCATGGCTTCAAATACTCTTTCGTCTTGACAGAGTATAGATACTGCAGCTACTTTAAGACCTAAGTCATTAAGAGTTTTAGCTAGTTTAATGCGTTCACAATTAACGTCTTTATAGCCAGAGCCACCACTTACGCCAAACAATGTACTAGATACAGAACCAGTAACAGGAACAATACAAACGTCTTGGCTAAAAGCACTTATAGAAGGGCTAATGGCACTAGGTGGTGGTTGACCTTTGTAGTTGATAGTAGTTGTATCTGCGTGTGCATCCATAGATAATGCGAGTAACATACCCACAGACATGCCAACAATTAATGCTACTAAGTTCTTTAATGTCTGCATTATTTCATTCCATGAGTAAGTAAATAAACAATAATGAAACCTGCCGTGCCTAAAAGTATTTGTTCTAGGCGTTTGAGTCTTGCGTTTATTTGCTCATAACGTAACGCACAAACTTCTT